CTCGCCGCCGATGGAACGGGTGCGACGGTCGTTCTCGTGACCCGCCGTTATGAAGCTGACCCCGCCCCGCGTGAAGACTTCGGCGTTCTGCCGGGCGTCGACTACCCCGCGACTCTTACCCCCGCCGTGGGCATGTAGGAGGTGCGCCATGTCACAGTGCGAACTCATGCCCATGCCCGCGCCTTCGGTTATGCTGCACAATGGACGCCCCGCCACCACCTCGCTAGAGGTGGCGAAGATCTTCGGTAAGCGTCACGACAATGTGGTACGCGATATTTGCAGTATCATAGATAATTGCCCGGAAAAATTTACTGCCCTCAATTTTGAGGCGAGTAACTACCTGGATAACACCGGGCGTTCTCTACCCATGTTCATCATCTTCAAGGACGGCTTCACTCTCTTGGTGATGGGCTATACAGGCCCCGAGGCCATGCGCTTCAAGCTGGCCTACATCGAAGCCTTCAACGCGCTGGAAGCCGAGTTGCAGCGCCAGCGGGAAGGGGCCTTGCCGCCCGCCGACGCCCTCGCCCCGTCGCAACAGGCGCAGCTCAAGGCACTGGTCGACGCCAAGGTCGGCATGTTGCCGAAGGAGCACCAGCGCAAGGGCTACGGCGAAGTGTGGAGCCGCTTCGCCCGCCACTTCGAGATCGCCAAGTACACGCAACTGCCGCCGGAGAGGATGGCCGAGGCCGTGGAGTATTTGATCGAGCTGGAGCTCAAGATAGCGGACCCCGCCCTGCCCGATATGAGGAGCTTGCCGCGCTTCGCAAGTTATGACCGATATGCGGCGAGCATTGAAGCGGCCTATACCATTCTTTCGAGGCTGAATATGCACGATGTGCAGTTCTCACAGGCGCGTCTCGGTACGCACCCTCTGCGCGGCGCGGACTGCTCACGGTTTTATAACGCCGTGATGCGTGAAGTGCAGATTTCTGCCGCAATGGTGGATGCGGCGCGCAACGCGCTCAACAACGCCCTTGAACTTCGCCAAATCGCGGAAACGGTGTGGTAGCCATGACCCCGCTCACCCGTCTCGAAATCTGGATGTGCGGCTATGTGCTCGGCATCGTGACGATGCTCATCAGGGAAATGGGAATGTAGACGGATGGCCCCCGGAAACGGGGGCTTTTACATAAGGGGCACGGAATGTTGGAACAGGAAAAGCCGCGTCGGACGATTGCGGAGCGCATCAGGAAGAAGGAACCGAAGCCGAAGAAGGCGAACACGCCGAAGAAACGGGAAAGCTACCGGGTGGAGGTCGAACCGGGGGAATCGCGGATCATGCAGTGCCCGCGCCCTATGCTGGTGACGGCCCCGGCATGGCTGGCGGAATGGTTCAGGTAACAGACAAGGCCGGGGTGGATCCCCCGGCTTCTCATCGGAGTGAGTTATGGAAATGAAAGCCTTGTCAGTGCGCCAGCCGTTCGCGTCGCAGATCGTCATCGGGGAAAAGACCATCGAATGGAGGTCAAAACCGTTCAACTGGCGCGACCCTCTGGTCATCTGTGCCTCGAAAAGTGCGATCATCGAACTGGACAACGGAAAACTTCTGCCCGTGGGAATGGCCCTCGGCATTGTGGATGTAGTGGGATGCCGCCCCATGACGCGGGAAGATCTTGTTGCGGCGTGTTGCGAGGATTACGAGGACGAGATGTATGGTTTCGCATGGGAGCTTGTAAGCCCGCGTGAGGTCGTGCCGGTGCCCGTCAAAGGCATCGTTGCCCCGTGGCCTTGGAGAGGCCCGGAACTGACGTTGTGCCCAGGATGGCATGACAGGAACGTCTTGGACGATTGAAGAAAAACCCCGACCGGAAGGAAGGGGGCTTTGCACATGGGTCAGGCGGTGAAGGGACGGAGGGTTTTTAGGCTCGTCTTCCCTTGACGGGGCTCTTATTTGTACATATTTTTGTACAAAAAGGAGATACCATGTCTCAGGCCATTACCTATTCGGAAGCTCGGCAGAATCTGGCCGAAACGATGAACCGTGTCTGCGATCATCATGAACCTGTCATTATTACCCGGCAAAAATCACCCTCTGTGGTCATGATGTCTCTTGAGGACTACAATTCCATCATGGAGACGGCATACCTGCTCCGCTCACCCGCCAATGCCGCACGCCTCAGGGAAGCGATACAGGCCGCAGATACAGGTAAGGCCATTCCGCATGAACTGGAGGATTGATCATGCTGCTTACGTGGACGCCGCAGGCGTGGGAGGATTACCTCTATTGGCAACATACGGACAAGCGCACGGTCAAACGAATCAATGAATTGCTGCGTGATGCCATACGAAACCCCTTTGAAGGGCTGGGGAAGCCGGAACCGCTCCGGTTCGATCTCGCCGGATGCTGGTCGCGCCGTATCAATCAGGAAGATCGCCTCGTCTACAAGGTCGACGAAGGAAGCGCGGCCTTGATAGTGCTCCAATGCCGTTACCATTATTGAAACATACTTCCCTAGCGAAGCTCCGTCCGTCAAAAAAGGGCGGCGCTTTCGCCTACCACAACCTAGCTTCGCGGCACGGCCTTTTCACAAACGGGTTTTCGTTGCCTTGCAGGTTCTCGATGCGCTTGGCCCGCGTGCACTCCCACGCATCCACCGGATACATTCTGTCCCATGCGTCCATGAGTTGCGCCTGCTGGCGGCTCATGCGGTAGCGCGGGGCATAGGCGTCGGCCATATACTTGTAGGTCCGGGCAATCTGTCCCCTCGCTCTGATAGGCGGCTCGGCCCTGCGGTCGGCGATCTTCATCCCGCAGCTTCCGAAGTCCGGCTCCTCGCCGGGCAGCATCTGGAAGTTGTAGTTCTGGCGCAGGGCGTTGACCGCGCCGATGGCCGGATAGAGGTTGTACATGTCGCTTTGCATGAGGCGGTATTCCCGGTTCACCCTTTCCGCGCACTTACGGCCCCTGAACGCCTTTCCCCTTTTATCCACGCACTGCGCGTCCCCCTCGCGCCACTCCGGGAAAGCCCGCCCGAAGTTTTCAGCCGGGACCACATGCTCCCACTCGATCTTTCCGGCTCGTTTCTCGTGCTTCGGGGCCGTGAAGCCTTCCGGCAGGGCGACGTCCTTCTTTTCGTCGAAGGCGGCCCCGCAGTAGAGCGTGATCCGGTGGTC